CCTGAATAATTTTGAATATCTGTTTTAGTTATATACATAATTTTTTAATTAGATTGGTAAGTATTTATCGTTAGTCTTATTATAAGGGTCATACATCAATTCATATTTCAATGATTTTGTCAATGCTCCCTCTGACCAAATTGTATATTTCAAAGACTTGGTCAATGCTATTTGAGTTTCAACCTCATAACCCAAAGATTTTGTAATTGCTGTTATAGTAATAATACCATATTGCAGGGACTTCGTAATACCTGTTGGAGTTGTTTCAACCGTGTATTTTAACGACTTCGTAATTCCAACTGGGCTTTCAATTACATACTGCAAACTTTTCTGTAAAGTCGTCGGTATCATAATTGAATAAACTAAACCTTTCGTTGTTTTAGTTGGGGTTGTCAAAATTGTATATTTCAAACTTTTCGTAATTGCGGACGGAGTGGCCTCAATAGTATATTTTAGAGTTTTATTTATGTCGTTTGCTTTTACAATAGAATAAATTAAACCTTTGGTTGTCGCAGTAGGAATTGTCAAAATACTATAAGTCAATGACTTCTGAATTACCACTCTTTCACCAACAATATAAGTTAAACTCTTTGTCAATGCTGACGGAGTTGCAATAATTACATACTTCAAAGATTTCTGAATTATCACTGGACTTTTCACTTCATAAGACAAACTTTTCTGAATTGCTGTCTGTAATACCACCACATATTCTAAACTTTTTGTGATCGCTGACGGTGTTTGCTCTATTGTATATTTAAGTGACTTTTGAACAGTAACAGAACTCTCCACTGTATATTTAAGTGACTTTTGAATTGCAGTTGAGGTTGCTATCTCATAAATCAAACCTTTCGTTATTGCTGACGGAGTTGTTAAAATAGAATAAATCAAACCTTTCGTTGTAGCACTTGGAGTTGTGGCTATTGTGTATTTTAATGACTTCTGAATTGAGATACCTGAAAAAACAACATACTTCAAAGATTTTTCAACTTTGATTGGTTTTACAATATCGTATATAAGCCCTTTAGTTTCCGCAGTTGGAATAGTTATTATATAATAAGCTAACGGCTTTGTAATCGCAGTTTTGGTTGTCGTAACTGTATATTTAAGTGTCTTTTGGACTACTGAAGCCGTTGCAGTAACGGTATATTTCAGACTTTTCTGAATAACAACTGGGCTTTTTATTTCATAATGCAAAGACTTCTGAACTGTCGTCGGTATCATTACATAATAAGCCAGTGATTTTGTTTTAGCACTCGGTGTCGTCGTCACTGTATATTTCAAAGATTTTTGAATTGCTTGTCCTGAAAAAACTGTATATTTCAAACTTTTTGTTTTTGCACTCGGAGTATTCGTTACAGTATATTTTAGTGACTTTTCAATAAACTCATACGACAAATTTTCAAGTAAGATTTCATCACTTGTTTCTAGTAAGATTTTATCGCCATCCTCTTTGAGTAATTTATAAAATGTCATAAATAGTTTTATGCTAATCCATTGATACTTTTGATACCATTATTTTTAATATAATCTATCATTGCTAATAAAGTTTCTGTATTTTCACTGGCTAATCCAATAGCAGTATTACATCTTGTACATATCCATCCTCTAAATTCTCCAGTTTTATGGTTATGGTCATAACATAATCCTCGTTTTAAATCACAAGTTAATACTCCACAGATTTCACATTGTTCTGGCATTTCCCTACCTGCTAGTTTTTCTTTTTGTTTTTTTCTATAATTCACTGCATATTTATTAATATCTTTTGTTATTCCACCTTTCCAACTGCCACTATCTTTTCCAGAACGACCTATCTTTTTCTTATGTTCCTTTGTAAGTGATATTCCTTTTCTTGCCTTTACTGAATTTTCAATCGCAGATTTAGACGGCTTTGTTCCTTTATTAGCTTTACTAATTTTTTGTTTTGTTTCTTCTGAACGAGGTATTCTTTTCAATTTTAATTTACCACCATCTTTAATAGATTTAATTCTCTTTGCTAAATGTTCTTTTGTTTGTTTAATTCCTTTTAATGCCATATATCTATTGAAGACCGTTAATTGATTTAATACTTGCAATCGCTAATCCATTCCTAGATTTGATTGATGCTTTTGCTAATCCGTTTATTGATTTAATTTCTGAAGATACAAAACCAGTTAAAGTTAAAGTTCCACTTGAAGTAAATTTCACCCAAGTATAATCACCATCTGTCCCCGTATCATCTCCTCCTGTATGATTTCCTTCTGATGTTGTATAAGCTACTATTACTACTCCAGAGCCACCATCTCCTCCAGTTGCATTAACAGTTCCTGCACCACCACCACCACCTGAATTTGCATCTGCATCTCCTCCATTTCCTACAAAAGTTAATGCTCCAGTACCACCGCCATCATCGCCAGCTACTCCCCCGGTTCCTTTTGGAATACCACGAGCACCTCCACCTCCTCCAGCTCCATATAAATATGCTGAACCTGTAATAGAATTTGATAGACCATCTCCACCATCTCCACCATTATTTCCAGTAGATGCTGTACCTACTGCGTTTGCTCCACCTCCGGCTCCACCACCAGTCTTTGTAGTACCAGTACCGTATCCTGCTCCACCATCATTTCCATATCCAGTACCACCACCACTATCAGCTTGCGTTCCTGTGCCTCCTACTCCTACGGGGTCATTTCCACCACCACCACCACCACCAGAGCCACCATCTGCACCATCATTTATTTCACTTCCACCTCCACCGCCTCCAACAGCAGTCATTCCTCCAAAAGTAGAATTTCCACCATTTACAGCAGTAGCACCACCAGTATCAGTGCCACCTGCACCAACAACAACAGAGTATGCTTGAGAGGTAACTGCTAAAGCAGTATGATAGACTACACCTCCACCACCTCCACCGCCATAATCAGCTCCACCGCCACCACCTGCTACTACTAATACTTTTGCTGTAGACATATTATTTCTTTTTTAATTCTTCTAATACTTCTTCCTGTGCGACTTTTAATAACTCCGAAAAATCTTTTAATTCTGTTTTGACATCATTTCTCAATGTAAAATTAAGAGAAACAACACCTTTAGAAAAAGAAAAGTTTTTTGAAGTTGTACTATTATTTTTTATTACATTAAATTTTTTAGGCATAATTTTAAGTATGAACCATCCAGTCATTCACTGGATTAAATAGTAAATCTTCCGCTGTGCTTGCATAACCTACAATTCTGATAGCAAAATTTGTAGTTGAGGGTTGAGCCACGACAAGATTTCCTGCTGTATCTGAAAGATAAACTGGTGCTCCAACTGTAAATGCTGGGAAAGCAGCACTTCTTACTTTTCCGTAAACTAACATTTCTGTGGCTGCATCAGCATCTGCTGCTAATACACAAATTCCTAATTGAAGTTTAAATCCTAAATCAGTTCCATCTAATATCCCATCTACCAATTCCCATTTGCTATCTGCTGTCTGTAAGAAACATACATCTCCTACTGCTAGAGTAGCACCTGCTGTTCCTGCCATTGTTACACCTGACCATTTTTCATCTCCTGAAAGAACTGCGTCTAATTTAATATCTGTTTCTCCTAACTGAATATCTCCTGACATTGTTCCACCAGCCAAAGACAAATACAAAGTGTCAAAATATGTTTTAAGAGTTGCCTTGATATTCGCCCAACTCAATTTTTTGGTTATTCCTGAAACAGTATCAACAATAGGCACAACGTCCGCGTCAATCGGAGGTGTATAATTGTCTAACTCTGTTATTTTTTGATCACTCATAATTTTTTGTGTTACTTAATAATAATTTTACTTAACATTAAACTTCGCTAAATCTACATTGTCTGTTGGCGAGATAATTCTTCTCCCGTCAGGTAGAATAAAATTAAACGAATGTTTCCCCTCAAACTTATAACCTAATACATAAACTTTAACAAAATGGTCTAAATAATAAGGTCGTATATTTCTATATTTATAAATCAGTTTCATTCCTTTTTGGAATGGCATATCAATTCTTTTACTTTCGTCCCCGTCTTTATACAAAACGAACATTGATAATTTGCTTTGGTCTATTTCTCCCACTCTGTGAAAAATACCTTTATCGTCAAATTGTCTTAACTCT